GCTTGTCTTCCCAGCCGGCGAACAGCGTCGCCATCGACGCCACACCGAACGACGGATCCCACTTATTCATACCCGTCGTGTGTTCCCGAAGCACGACACCTCGAGCCGACAGATACTCGCGAACCTCACGGTCTTGCGTCAGGAACGACTGGAACGCGTTCTTCTCGATCCGCCACTCCGTGATGCCGTACCGGTCCGTCCACGAATAGATCAGGTTCCGGATCCCATCCGGAGTCATCGACGCCTGGTTGTGAACATCCAGCACATGGCGCCGCATCGTCTTCGGGTCCAACCCGATGACGACAGCGGCCGTATGCCCCACCATCGCCGGGTCCAGGCCGGCCACAACATGCAGACCGGCCATGCCGTCCTGACGGATCCCCGGCATCCCCGCCGGCAGACGCCCCGTGGTGCGGGCCGACTTCGACGCCTGCACCGCCGCCTCCGGGAACACCGAATCCTCAGACACCTCATGCTGCATGTACACCAGCGACCAGGTGCGCGGCGCGACACGGCGCCGCTTCTGATGCAGCCGCTTCCCCGACCACTTCTCGTACAGGCCGTTGTCCAGCTGAGTCGCGTTCCGGTCACCCACATCCGGCACATTCGACTCAGGCCACAACGTCACCCACTCCGCCGGATCGTCCGCGAACTCGAGCACCGCCGGCTGCGAAAGGTACGTCCACGGCGACACCTCATCCGGATACCGCTTCGGATCCCGAATCGCCTTGTACAAGTCCACCGGCGCCAGACGCGTCCCCACCAGAAGCAGACGGCCCGTCGCCCGCACACGCGACATCACCTCAGACTGGATCCACTCGATCTGCTTCTCGAACTCGTGCGCGTTCGACAAGTCCACACAGTCATCCATGATGATCAGATCCGCGCGGGCACCATAAATGTGCCCGCGAATCCCCAACGCCTGAACCGTCGGATCCTTCTCACCCGCCGACCGGATCGACTCCGACACATAGATCTGATCCGCCGACCAGCCCAAGCTGTCCGCGTCATACCCCCCAGGCGGGCCGAACGCCAACTGCAAATCCTTGTACGCCGGCGAAGTCAGGCGGGCCTTCACACCCCGCAAGAACTTCTTCGCCATTTCCTGCGTCTTCGACACGATCAGGATCGCCACATCCGGGTTCTCCACAATCCGGTACGCGACATAGTTCATCGTCAACGTCGTCGACTTCGCATGCTCCGGAGGCGTATTCACCAACAGCAGATCCGACTCACCCGGCTCATACACCTGCGCATCGTGCAGATCCCGAGGCTCCCGCCCCTCCAACAGATCCAGCCACTGCAACTGGTGCGCGAACAGCCGCTGCCCCAAGTACTGCTCCGAGAACTCCGGAAACGCCGGCACCACCGGACGATCGCGCTCCTCCGGACGCAGACGCGCCGCCTTCACCCGCTGATTGAACTCAGGATCCGTGCGCATGTACCACTCGTAAGTCTTCTGAGACTTACCCACAATCTTGCAAGCAGCCCCGACAGTCTCACCCTGAGAAATCAGACGGATCAGCTCCGCCTTCGCCTTCTCCATCGGCAACCCAAGCGACTTACCCTTCGGCACAACACACCTCCAAACGACAACAAGCCCCCGCACCGACCAGGGGGCCAGCACAGGGGCACACACGGGGCATCCACCAGGGGGCCAACAACCCCCCTACGTTCGGCAGCCGCCGCTGACAGCGGCTGCCTCACTACCCCCCCAACGCGGCCGGCGCCCCAAGCGCCCGGCCGCACCAAACGTTCGCTCGCTCCGCTCACGGGGAGCCCCCCACAGGGGCCTCCCCGCTCGCTCCGCTCGCTCACTAATAATACCGCCCGTTATTGCAACACCCCCCGACAGGCATGATGCAAACTCGTCCCATTTAGCCCCAAAAATCAACCGAACAGCCCATCCCCCCCCATTAGCCTGCACCCCCAGCTAGGGAGGAGGGTGGAGGGTGGAGCTCGGACTAAAACCCCCCGGGTCAAGTGCTCGGGCTGGTGCCGATGCGTCGACCCGTCGACCCACTGGGCCGGACTGTGCCGACAGTCCACCCCCCGGGGAGGGGGGGTGGACCCGAACGGGGCCCGGATCCGAGTCAGAATACGTATGCAGAGCTGTGCATACGTATCTACGGGCCCCGGTGTCACCTACTGCCCCTGGCTGGTCCGCTCCGGTGCTGTGTGTGGGGGGCCGATTGTGGCTTTGGTAAAGGTTTGGTAAAGGATGGTGGCGGGGGGTTGTCACGTTGCGAACGGGTGTGCGCATACTGGGTGCGTCGCCAGGGGCGACAGGGCTGGGGACCGTAGGGAACCGCGAGTCTGACAACAGAACACCGGTGCCGATTGGTGCAAGGGCTCACAGGGTGAGCGCCCAGCGGTCCCCGTAGGGGGTGCGCGGCTGGGGCTGGTCGGCGACAGGCTAGGGACGGTCCACAGGACGCGCGGCGGCAGGCATGCCGGTCCGCGCCACCGGGAGCCCTACCCGCGACACCGGCGCACAACGTGAATAGGGGATGAGGGGTCCGCGTGGCGGACCTTTGCAACGTCACAAGGTGGCGGGCGCCGTTGTAGCGGCGTCCGCCCCTTGCGATGCGGGTCCGGATGGTCCGGGCCCGTTTCGTGAGAGGACAGCACCATGTTGGGTGACGTTCGTAGGGCGAACCGTGAGGCGCACGGGTTCGGCATGACGGAGGAGGAGCGGGCGGCGCTGTCGCGCCGTAATGCGCGGGTCGGCGGGGAGGGTGGCCGCCTGGCTGTCCAGCGTGCGGCGCGGGGGGTGTACCGGGGTGAGGTTGTGGACCCGCTGCCTGCGTTCCTGCTGCTGGATGCGGGGGGTGCGGCGTGAACCGCTCGCCACTGTCAACGCTGCGGCCGGATCTCTGGCACGGGGCGGGGCCGGGTGACATCCGTGAGTTCCGTTCGATCCAGGTGCATGGGCTGGATCTCTGGCAGGACGTTTCGATCGTGAACGATGCGGGCGCGACGATCGCCGTGGGGCGCGTTGTCGCGCTGGACTTTTCGGATCGGAAGGACCGGCCGGTGGCGAAGATCGAGATCGCCGCATCCGTCGACAGGCACGAGTGACGAAACGCCGTGAGGCGTCGACCGGTCGCACCGGTCCTGATGAGTCTGCGCACGGTAGCGCCGTGCTGGTGACCTTGTGAGAGGGGTCGGCCATGAGTGGCAAGAGGGTGAGCACGGCGGACGCGTGGAGTCCGATCTCGGGGCGGGTGCCGTTCCGAACGCATGGCGCGATGGCCGGGGATGCCCCGGGCGCGCTGGACTGGATGTCCCGGGGGCAACTGGTGCCGGGGATCCGGGACCGGTTCGCGGATGACATCCGGTCGGGTCGGGTCACGTTCGTGGTCCGTTCGTACGCGACGCCGATCGCGTGGCATGTCGACGGTGAGGGCTGGATCGTTCCCAGCACGCGCTACTCGCGCACCACGTCGGCGCACCAGGGGCAGGCGCGCCGGGGTGCGCAGGCGTCGGGTGAGCCGGTGCGCGTCATCGGGGCGGACCGGCTGGTGGACGCGTCGACTGGTGGGGGGTGGGGGCTGTGAGGGCCCGCCGGTCGCTGTCGAAGGCGCAGAGGGACCGCCGGAAGGCAAAGCGGGCCGAGGATCTTCGGCGCCGTGAGGTCCGCCGTATCAAGTACGCGGGGGGTGCGGCATGAGTACGCCGATCGGGTACGCGTGCGACGAGTGCGGCGCCGTGCGCGACATGCCGTGCGCGGTCGACTGCGAGGGTGTCGCCGAACCGTATGTCGACCGCTGGCAGGCGGATGCGTGCGTGGACTGTGCAATGGCTTGCGAAGGCTACGCGGATGAGATCGAGTCTGCGGACTGGGATCGTGGCGCGTGGCTGAACGCGGTCGAGGGTTCGCGGACGTGGATCGAGTACCCGGACGACGGCGAGCCCGCTGCGGATCTCACGCACTTCTCGTGGGTGCCGTGCGCGCTGTGCGGGTCCACGCTGGGTGGGGCTCGGGTGCCGGTCGGCGGGCGGGTGACGGACCGATGACGCGCACCTGTGTCGAGTGCGGGCGAGTGTTCGACCTGCTGGACCCGATCGACGCCGATGAGTGGCACTACGGCCACGACTGCGAAGGATGACGAAACGGCGGGGCCCTTCGGGGCCCTGCCGTCCACCGGTAGCGCCGGTGCTGACGAGTCAATGCGGGATCGCTTCCCGTTCCCGTGAGAGGGGATCTACCGATGGCCGAAACGACGACGATCAACATTCTGGACGGCGACACCCGCGACGGTGTGCTGCGCCGGTTCGCACAGTCCGGTGACCGGAGTGAGATCGACCGGGTGGCGCGTGACGCGCTGGGATCCGACGACGCCCGGGTGGTGGTGGTGGCGGGTGCTGTCATGGCGACCGCGCTGCTCATGTCGGGGAACCGGGTCGAGGCGGGGAGGGGCGCGTCGCTGGCACTGGACTACTGCGAGGACGCGGGGATCGAGCCGCCCGCGATCGTGCTGAACGTGCTGGCCGCGCTGGTGGCGGACGTTCCGTCCGACATGGTGCGGGCCCTGTACGCGTCGGCACCGGTCGGGTGACGTGACGAAACGCCGTGAGGCGTCGGCAGGTAGCACCTGCCCTGATGAGTCGAGCGGGATCGCTCCCCGCGCCGGATCCTTGTGAGAGGGGATCGACATGGCTACGAGCAAGGCGGCGATTCTCGCCGAACGCGTCGCACAGTGGCGCGAGTACAACCCTGGCACGCTGGCCGAGTATGCGGGCGACGTGTACGCGTGGCACGACGCGTCGATCGCATACCTGGAACGGGTGCGGGATGCACTGGTCGATGCGGTCCAGGAACTGCCCGGGTCCATGCCGGAAGACGCATGGCAGGACTACTTCACTGACATCGCGCACGAGGTGGCCGATGGTGCGGTCCCGATCATGACCCACCGGGTGTGGGCGACGTTCGCCGATCTCGGCGCGTGGAACGTGGACGACGAAGGGCTGGCCGAGGGAGAGGACGGCATGACGCGCCGCGCCATGATCATCCTGTACGTCGTGGCGAACCGGGTGGCGAACGCGCTGCTCGCCGAGCTGGTCGCCGACCTGGACGGTGCCGAGTGACCGCCCGGGATGCGTGGCCGCTGGTCGACTGGATCGAACCGCTGCGCACCGACGATGACTTCCCCGAACGCACGGCGGAGATCGACGCCGTGCTGGATGCGGTCGAGCGGCTGCTGGGGGAGATCGAGCGGCTCGCCGAGTCGGACGAGGTGCGGGTGTACGCGGGGATGCTGGGGAGCGCGATCTTCGGCCCGCACACCGGCATCGAGATCGAGGTCGACGACGAGGACGAGCGGTACTGACGAAACACCCGGCCCACTGTGGCCGGGTGTCCACCGATCGCATCGGTGCTGACGAGTCGAGCGGCACGGTCGCAACGTGCCACGGTCCTTATGAGAGGGGATCCCATGCTGAACGCATACAACGCACCCGAGGGCGATGGTTTCGCCACGCATGACAGCCTGCTCGCTGCGGTCCTGGCGGGCAGGCGCGCCTTGTCCGACACCGACAACCCTGGGCTGATCGACGAGGGCCCGGTCGATGCGGTCGCCAACGTGCTGCTCGCTGCGCTGGTCGACGCGGACGAAGCGGACGCGCCGCGCCACTGGTCGGAGGTGCGTCAGCTGGTCGGCAGGATCGTGGATCGTGCGGTCGACCACGCGCTGGCCGACTACTGCAACATCGCCGATTCCGCCGAGACGCAGGACCGGCTGGGGCTGCGATGAGGGACCGGCTGCTCATCGGGCTGGTGATTCTCGCCATGACTGGCGGCTGTACCTGGGCCGCACACGTCGGCACGATGCGCGAGTGCCGTGCCGCTGTCGCTGACGGTTCCTATCCGGGCCCTTGTTGACGACGTAAGCAACATGCCACTACACTGTGGCATGCCGCGACTGGCAGACACCCAGGTTCGAGTCCTGGGCGCGGGCCGAGACATCCGCAGCGGGCGGGTGTCCGATCCCGGTGAGAGGGGAT